GCAGACACTGGTTGGCTGCTCACCGATAAGCTTTTCGCTGGCGCCGACACGCTAGCCACATCCTATGCCTTAGCTACGGCCATCAAAAAGATTGGCGATGTGGACATCGTTATTGGTGGACGACAAGCCATTGACGGCGATACGGCACAGGTTGGGAGGATTTGCCGGCATTTACTGCCGATAAATGGACTTTATATCAAATCGCTCAGTATTGCGACCAACTCGTTCCTGACGGATTTGGCGGACAAGAGGCTAGATTTACCTGTAATTTATATAAAACAGAACAATCACTGGCTTATGAATTCTTCTCTAATCTATGCTCAATCTTTAGAGCTGTTCAAGTTTGGCAAGGTCAGCAATTAACGTTCATCATGGATAGACCAGCCGATCCTGTTTGGACTTATACTAATGCGAACGTTGAGAAAGGCGAGTTTAACTATACTTACTCCGCTAAGAAATCCCGACACAACGCAATTCAGGTTGAATACGCAGACAAAGACAATGCGTACGAGCGAGCGATTGAATACGTTTCAGATGATGAATCAATCCGCAAGAATGGCGTAAATGTTAAGAAAATCACAGCCTTTGGATGCACCTCCAGAGGACAAGCACACCGCACTGGATTATGGTTACTTCAAACCGAGAAACTAGAAACTAAAACGGTCAGCTTTACTGTTGGTGCAGAGGGATTGACGAATATCCCTGGCGACATCATTAAAGTTGCTGATACGCATTATGCTGGAACCAATGTTGGAGGTCGAGTTCTGGCAGTCAATGGCAAGAAAGTTACTCTAGATAGAGAGATTTCTATCAATGGTAATAGTTATTTCAGCTACATCAACCAAAATGCGAAACATCAAGACATCAAGATTATCTCTGTTAATGGTGCAGAAGTTACTTTAGACCAAGCTCCAACAGGTCTAGAGGTTTACGGTGTGTGGTCGCTATCCACTCAGCAGGTATCAACTCAATTATTCAAGGTGTTATCCGTCAAGGAAGATGTTAAAGGTAAATATACCATTACAGCTTTACAGCACGAGCCACAGAAAGAGGCTATTGTTGATAACGGTGCGAAATTTGAGCCGAAAGCAACATCAATTCTTGCAGTCCCACAGGTTAGCAATATTGGTGTAACGGTCAATCCTGATGGTAGTGTATCTTTTGCTGGTGATATTACTGGTGGCAATGGCGTTATTAAGTATGACTTCCGCATCTACAAAGACGGTGCGTTGTATGATGTTAGATTAAACCAAACATCACCAAATCTAAACCTAGACGGATTAGAAAACGGTGAGTATTCAGTCTTAATTCAAATCAAAAATGAGAAAGGCCAAGTATTAAGTGAGAAAACTCAAACGTTCGTTATTGATAAACCGCCAGCGCCAACAGGTGTAAGAGTTACTGGTGGATTGGGGAATATCACAATCGAATGGGATTGGATTAATGATGCCACAGCGACAGAGATTTTTGTTAGTGAAACTGACGATATTAAAACCGCTACACGCTTGACAAAAGTCACTGCAAGAATGTACACGCACGAAGTCGGAGCTAAGAAAGTTAGATACTACTGGTTGCGACATACAAGAGGCGTGAATATTGGTCCATTTAGCCAACAAAGTGGCTTGCGTGGTGAAAGTTCTGTTGATATTGATGCCGAATTAGAGGTGTTGAATAAAAAGCTATCTCAGAACATCGTAAATGAGGTAATTGATACTGCTTTACCTGCTCGTAAACTAGGTATGACGAAATATGTTGACAGTTTAGATGTTAATGTATATCAAGGTCAAAAACAGGTTTATGATGAAAGTTCTAATAAAACGTACACTTGGAATGGCACAAAATACGTTCCGTTAGAAACCGAATTATTAGCAGGTAAAATTAAAGGTATTATTCAGCCTAGTCAACTTGCACCAATCCCAACAGCAAATCTAGCAGGAAAATTAACTGACGCACAAATCGAACAAATTAGTGCAACTAAATTAGTTGGAAATATCAATATTGCACAAATTCCGTCTATCCCTACAAATAAATTAACAGGATTATTAACAAATAATCAAATTGCGGAATTAGACGCAAGTAAAATTAAAACAGGTAATTTGGCGATTGAGCGTATCCCTAACGTTCCTACGAATAAATTAAGCGGTGTAATTAGTGACGCTCAATTAGCAGGAATTAGTGCGACAAAGATTACAGGCACACTTGATATTTCTAAAGTGCCTGCAATTCCTACGAATAAACTATCTGGTACGATTGGAGCTAATCAGATTTCAGCTAATTCTATCGGTACAAATCACTTAGGGGCAAATATTGTTACTGCTGAAAAAATCAACACAAGTGCAATTACAGCAGAGAAAATTAGTAGTAATGCAATTACAGCAGATAAAATCGCTTCAAATGCTATTACTTCTGACAAAATTCAAGCTAATGCTATTACCGCACAGAAGATTTCAGCTAATGCTATTGATACACAACGTTTAGCAACAAATGCAGTAACAACCGAGAAAATCCTAAGTGGTGCAATCACTTCTGAAAAAATTACGTCTAATGCGATTACAGCAGACAAAATAGCAAGTAATGCAATCACTACCGATAAACTCAATGCTAATGCTATTACTGCGCAAAAAATTGCAGGAAATGCCATTGAAAGCAACCATATTAAAGCAGGATCTATTATCGCAGGTAAATTAGGTGCTAATGCTGTTACCGCAGATAATATCGCTACAAATGCGATTACTGCCACTAAGATTATGGGCGGTGCAATCACGGCAGAAAAATTATCAGCTAATAGTGTGGGTGCAAATGCTATTCAATCTGGGGCAATCACAACTGACAAATTAGGTGCTAATTCTGTTGACGCAGGAAAAATTAGAGCAGGTGCAATTAACGCTAACCATATACAAGCAGGTCAAATTTCAACGGATAAATTGGCAATTGGACTAGGTGGAAACTTGCTCTACAATCCTATTTTTGATAACAAGGCCTATGGCTGGAGTGAGAATAGAGGTAATGGCAGTCTGGCAAGGCAAACAACAAGACTAATAAGACGGACAAGTACCAAGTTCAATGGATTAGTTACCAATGGAGCTGTTTTGATTGCCGAAGTTTGGGCTAATTCTGGTGTGTCGAGCTGGTGGAATATTGCAGAACAAGTAGTTAGTGTTGTGCCTAACCAAAGATACTGTTTATCAGCCTTTATTGATGCTTGGCAATGCACTGGCGAGCTAATAGTGCAAGAGATTGCTAGTGACGGAGTCTCATGGGTCAGGAATTTTGCTTTTTCTGAACGAAAAGGTAGGAATATTCCTGGGTACTCACAAAGCGGTGCAATGGAGGAGAATGTCGGTAGCGTTGACCCATTAACTCGCAACCATGTATTTTTTACCGCTCCTAGCTCTGGCTATGTATCAGTTGTTTGCGTCATGCGTAACATACAATCCGGCGCCACACTTAAAATTGCAAACCCAATGCTTGAAGAATGCACCGAACACACAACTGAACCTAGCCCATGGCAAAATGCAGGTGTAACCGCTATTCACGGTGGGTCGATTGTTACTAACTCAATCACCACGCAACAAATGGCAGCTAATAGCATTACTGCTAATGAGATTGCAGCTGGGGCGGTGATGGCTAAACACGTTGCGGCTAACAGTATTGGAGCAGAGCATATCGCTACACGGTCACTTACATCTGATAAGTTAAATGTAAGTAGCCTTTCCGCCATTAGCTCTGACATCGGTCGAATTACAGCAGGAACAATTACAGGTACAACCATTAACGGGAATACTATATCAGGCGGAACGATCACTGGTACAACAATCAGCGGTACAACCGTAAGTGGTGGCTCTGTTAAAGGTTCGGTGATTGAGGGGGGGACGATAAAAGGTGCGAGATTAGAGGGCGTAACTGGTAAATTTAGTGGTACGCTTGAGGTTAATCAGTTGGTTGGTGGCAACTTGTGCGAGGTGTTTGTAGCAAATATTAAGATAACAACAGCAGGCTCAAAAAATGATGAGGTCACTTTCTACACTGCTACAATTTACATCAACCCATCACCAGTTAAACGCACTGTGTTTATCGTTAATTCTGACGTTAGCTTTGTTGTCAATGCTAACGAACGCAAAGAATACTATTACTCAAAAACATCTAGAGGAAACCACCCGCCAGAGATTTTTAACATAGGCAAAGGCAATCCAAAAATCTGCGTGACAGCCTATGCTGTATCAGATTCAAGAACAATCTATCAATAGGGAGTAGAAATGACGACATTTAACAAAATCTTAAATCCAATGTATTCAACTATCGCCACATACTCAAAACAAGAGGACG